CGACCGTCGCGTACTACCGACAGGAACTCGGCCTTTGATGCGACGGAAGCCGCAACCGGATTCGGACGACCAACTAGGATATTGCTGGACGTGCCGGCCGGATCTGTTTTCTGATGATAAATAGCGATTTGAAAAATCTTTTTATTTTCTTCGGAATAGTCGGCCCCGACTATTTACTTTCCACAAACTGGACCTATACTGCCTCCACCGCTGACGCGGTAAGCGGAAACCTGAAACCTAACGGAGAAAACAAATGTCATCTGTCACCGAAATCTTTGCTGCAAAAACCGCCGACATCCAAACACAAATCGATGCTCTTATTGCCCGACAGGCTAAGATCGCTTCATTCGAAGAGAGGGTAGACAATGCCGTAACTAAGATCGGTGAGGTGTGTGGAAAAGTCCACACCTATTTCGACGCCGAAGGCATCCGCGTGAGCGTCTCAGAAGAAAAAGACGAGGTCTGTGTGGAAGTCGAATTGCGAGCCACCGCTGAGTTCCGGTTCATCCCCTTCAATGGCTATAAGAAAGACGGGAGCAGCAAGAATCAGAAGCAGCGACAAGCAAAGGCTTCTAAGCTGGAAACCCTCTTCAAGAAGGCAACCGGAACTGATCACCTGAGTATCAATCAGTACTCTATGGAAGCGAATAAAAAGACTGACGCGACAAGTGATGAAGGAAAGAGGATTGTCTTGACTTTCTGGATGTAAGTCTTTTCACTGAGACAAGTACGTCCCAATCGCGTCCTCAGAATGGAGAAACCAAATGTCGGCTATCAACAATCTTTTGAACGCTCAGTGTGACGTCCTCCAAGAAGAAGTTAGAGTACGAATGTATGATCTGTGGTTTGTCGAATGGGATCGTAACGGCAAGGAGCTAAGACGTGAGATGATCGGCCAAGGCCAGTGGGTTCCAATGACTCACCATCAGGCAGTAACGGCAAAATCAAAGTTCACTGTCCGACCTGGATGGTCAATAATGTTGGTGGAGGTTACGAAATGTTCCTGACACGCAAACAATATGACACCGCTCTTTCTGCTGACCCAAAGTGGATGGCTACAATGTTCACCAAATTGAAAAGACAGTGGAGCCTAGCAGGCGTCGAGATCACAGGACCTGAGGAGCTCCTCAACGAGCTGCAAACTCTGACCATAGAACCTGTCCACTCCATCCGGTGGCACATGCCCTCAGGAAAGCTCAGTCCTCACCGACAACTATCGGATTTCTCCGACGAAGTTATCATAGTGGATCGGACAGCTCTTGAAGCACAAGAAGGGGAGAAGCTTGAAGTAGATCCACGGACCGATTTCCCGAGTTTCGTTCTATATGAAAATGGCGAAGAAATCGGTGGAGGCTAAGCGAGTCGAAACGGCCTCGGGCCGTCTGCCGGAATGACCTCCCGGCACTGATGAGACAGGTCACACAATTCCGTTTCCTCTTACGGAGCACCGAAATGTACAACTTCCGATTCCGTCTCTTCCCTCACCATACCACCATCCAGTCCTTCTCGACCGAAACTCTTCAGGCTGCTGTTACTATCCTGACCAAGCTGAATCCAGCGGAAGTTCAGATCGAAGTTAAGATCCGCGTTGGGACTACATGGCAGAGTCTACCTGATCCGGACCAGGACATGATCCCTGCGGAGCTGGAAGCGTGGTATTCAGAATGGGTCGCTCTAGCAACCACAGACCTGATACGGTTCTGGAGGGAAAGGGACCTATGTGAGTTCTCGGGAGCTCACCGCTGACCTACACTACGTTCGGTCCTAGTACGGAGCCCTTTCCGTACCAGGACTTCGCGGACATTCGTCTGCTGAACTACAAACGGTACATCGACTGGTTGATTGAAAAGGAGCTTGAAAATGTTGACGACAAGAGAGGAACTTTACGAGCAAGCAAGGTTCGGCGGAACGCATAGCGATGTGTCGCGAGCAACCGAACTGCTGGACGGCGTTTACAACGCTTTGCACGGAAACCCTGACGTTGAGGTTGGTGCAATGACGGACCTTGAGGAGGCGTTGCAGATTTTGCACGATGCGACCGGCGTAGTTGAGTTGCCGCTGCGGGACAGGAACGGTCGACCGTTCGGGATCGGAGTGTGGTTCCGCTATCAGATCGGCACGGAACACGAATGCCGTGGAATTCTGGAGCACGTTGATGGTGTCACGTGGGTTCGCTGGGCGGATTCACCTGATCGTTGCAAGCTGAATGACTTCTGGAGCAACGGAACCGATCCACAATTGACGGAAGTTGACTAAACGGTGAGCGGGGAAGCCGGAATGCTATTCAGGATCAAAAGGCACAGGCTTGACGGGCGGGAGAGACCGCCACTTTCACGATAACGATTTGTTCTACGGCTATTTGCAATGGGAGTACGGAACGTGGCGACAGCTTTAGATAGTGAGCGACTGGTACTGGTGCAGTGTTCGGATCGACTGCCGGCGATCAGCGGAGAATACGATATCACGCACAACTGCGGATCGAACAATGGTGAGGGGAAAATGCGATTCAGTGTCGAAACCGGGTGGGATATCCCGGATGCGATTCGATCGTTTTACAAGGTGCTCGGATGGTATGAGACGCCCAAGCCGTAGAACTTTGAATTATGTGGACTCCACAGAATTCAGTTCGCGATTGAGTTCCTAGAGATTTGTAGGCAACGTGTCTTACGGACTTCTATTGTAGATCGTCCAGACCTGTTCCTTTTGTAAGAGAGAGAGTGAAATGATTCTAGTAGACAATAAGGATGGACATTGTCCCTGTGGAGGACAGTGGGAAATCGTAGGAGTCACCGACGCTACAATGGATGTAGAGTGTACCGAGTGTCGGGATAGTAGTACGGTCGAGCCAGATGCCTTCAACGACGGAGGCATCAAGTATTGGCCTGAAGCGATGATTGAACTCGGAGAGGAAAACTTCTAGCGACGACGAGCACCACTAGGATTCGTTCTTAGTGGTGCTTCTTTGTGAAATACTCAGGAACCTTGAAGGGACTGAAATAACTCATGATCGCTAATATCCTTGCTTACACTCCGTTGCTGATCGGAGTAGGTCTCTTACTGATTGTTGTCGGGAGTAAAAGGGAGTAGAATGACTCAGTCTCTACGTGCAGAACAATTGTTTTGTCCTCTCCACCTTCGGATTTTCCGAGGTCGGGAGATTCTCCTCAGAGATGTTTCTTTCTCCAACATTCTGAGTATTGAAAAGACCTTAGACTACCCGAAGCCTGAAGAATTTTCAAGGCTGTGCGACGTACAACCGTTGTGTTGTCGTGTCTCTACTAAACAATTCGTGATTTCTATTCACAAGTCGCTTTTCGCGTACGTGCACAACGGTCTAGGTTCCGCCGAAGATTGTTATCCGCTACAGGAGTGTGAGCAGTGTGCCAACCTGGCTTACGGCATGGGACATGTTCGAAATCTCCTAGGAATGCCCGATCAGGAACATCTCTGTTTCCCATGTCTTCTGGATGTGATCGAGAGCTACAAGCTCCCAATAGAAAGGAATTGATGATGCGAGGCTTCCGATCAAGTCCCCTGAATATCCAGGACGGAGAACATCGTCCCGTTACAATACCCTCTCAGGACTGGCAGAGGATAAATGACAGGACGGACGTGATCAGATTGATCTGTCCTGAGTGTCGGAATCCGAGCGAACAAAAACTGGACTCCCCGAGTACGACGTTAGGTATCTGTCCTCATTGTGCGAGACGGATAGAAGGATGGCTCGAATGACAAAGTCACTCAACGTCCTTTCCCTTGTCAAGGAACACGAAAACTACGTCTTCATCTACGAACCAAACAAGGAAAGTGCTACAACACTGCTGCAGACGCTGGGTCACTATGCAGCGGACAAGAGTCTCAGCTTTACCTGGTACGACGCTGCCATTCTCAGTCAGAGAATCAGGCAGATGAGAAAACAAGACGAGGAATGCAAATGATCTACCTGCACCCTTACATGGGTCCTGATGTTGGAAAAGACCATGAGTCAGATGTCTATGTACGTCCGGAAAACGGATATGTCACTCTCCAACAGGGCACCCAGTCAGACGTTCCAGACCTCATAGTGGTCACCTCGCGAAATGATCTTGAACAACTGATCAAGGTGTTGTCTGAGCTCGACGTCGATGAAATTTTTCCTGAAGAAGGAGGAGAGACGAATGTCACTCAAAACATGGAAAGCTGAGTTCTACAGCGTGCTTGCTGCGGATGTTCCAGAGAGTGATGCTGTCCAACACTCCCTGACAAAGTGGATTGGGCTCAGGAAGGAGAATCTCGAAAAGCATAGAGTGGTCCTACACCAAAAGTTGTTGGTAGGTATGGGAACAGTTCCCTTTTCAGAATTTACTGACAGCTTCTATGTGGACTCTGAGAGTTGTGCATTGTGTATACACCATCTCAAATACGGAGCTTCTAATATCGGAAAAACAAACGGATGCTCCAGTTGTCCTTTGTACCAACTCAGAGACACCCGATGTGACAGACGGAAATCAGGTCTGTCAAGTGGTACAATCGGGAAGTCTCCCTATGAGGAGTTCACCATCAGTGGAAATCCAGAACCCATGATAGAGGCTTTGACACGATGTCTAGACACTCCATGAAAACAATACTCGTGCTTCTCCTATCCTCCGTTGCGATTGCCGACGATTGGGTAGTCACGAACAATCCAAGAAATTGGCTTCCGACCTCTGACGCGATTCAGGTCGGACCATATTGGGCTTCTCTCGACGGACAGAAAGGTTCCAGCCGATATGTCGTTGAAATCCTCACGACCAACTCTCTGAGAGAAACAGGAACCGGTCGCTACACCGGAAGCTTCTTCTACTCAGGACTCCTACCGAAGGAGGTTGAAATCAGCAGCAGAGACTATCTGAATAGCAAGAAGGACAGAGGACACCTGGCTGCCTCTGCAAATCATCATCTCTCACCTCAGGATCAGAAAGCTACGTTCGCTCTGATCAACGTTGCTCCTCAGGCACGCAAAGCCAATCGCGTTCCGTGGAAAGCAATTGAACAGGAAGTACGTGAGGACATAGAACGCTTCCCTGATGGATATGGAGTTGTCATCACAGCTCCACTCTACATCCCTGAAAAGGGAGCAAAGTCCCTCACGATCAAGCTCATCGGGAAGAACCAAGTCTGGGTCCCGACCCACTATGGCAAGGCGATGATCATCTTCAAAGAAGGAAGACCAGCAGAGTATCGTTCAGGGATGAAGCCTGTCCTGACGAAATGTTGGATTCTCGACAACACAGAAACACCTCCAACACCAGAAGAAGCAAGGACAACGATCAATCGGTTTGAGGACACCCTTGGTATGGACATCTTTCAAATCCTGGACGATGAGATTGAAGACGAGGTTGAAAAGTCTCAATAGGAGAACGACGTGGAGCCTAGCACTTATCACAACGTGAAAATTCCTGGTGTTCCTTTCCCTGTGGGAATGCCAAATGTAACAGAACATCTGCAAGACAGCGGATACTATGTCAGCTACAACAATCATGACAGAGGACTCTATGGTTGCGACACGACAGCCATAGTGATTGATAGAACAGGAGCTTTCCTGATTCTTAACGGAGATCATCGTGATGCTATCAGAGGAATGTCTCTAGCAGAAGCATGCGAGTATTTCCACGAAAACAAAGACAAAAAGAACTTCCGATCAGATGGTCATCAAGACGACGTTCTTGTAGAGGTTGATGGTCATTGGAAGATAGTCAGAAAGACAGTAGGGGAGGAGTAGGTGTGGGAACACGAATAGTCCCAGGATGACAGCTCCTGAGAGGACGCGTACGGAGTCCCAACCGAAAGCCCTGTAATTTACCCGACCTTGGCCCTCGACGTCCTGTAGCGACGTCTGAGGGCTTCTTTACGTCTATGAAGGAGCCGAGTGGTATACGCAAGCACCGTATTTACATCCCGAGAAAAGACCCTAGACTTCGCACCGGGGCACTCTACATACACACATATACACATATATGTCAATATATGATGAATGGTTCAAGGGAAATTTCTTAGTTGAAAGTCACGGATGTCTGTTTCCGATCCATACATGTTTGCCAAAAGTCCGCTCTTTTTCATAAAGACTTTCTGGCCTGACATTGTCATCTACAAAGAACAGAAACAGATTCTAGAGTCTGTCAGAGACCACTTCATCACAGAGTGCTATGCTGGAAATAAGCTCGGGAAAGACTTCATCGCTGGTCTAACCACTCTCTGGTTCTTTTGTTCTCGTCCAAGAGCACGTGTTGTCACAACCTCTGTGGACCAGCAACAACTCCAGGCTGTGTTGTGGGGTGAAATCCGGAGATTCATACAGACCTCGAAGTATCCACTCCCGATCCAAGCCAACCATCTCCATCTACGAAAAGTATTGAATGGACAACTGGATGGTCTGAGTTATGTGATTGGTCGAGTAGCAAAAAAGGGCGAAGGAATGCTCGGTCATCATATGGATTCTGTGGATGATATCCCTACGACATTCTTTGTTGCTGACGAGGCTTCTGGTGTAAACACGGATGCTTGGGACAAAGCCGATACCTGGGCTCATCGAAAACTCGCCATAGGAAATCCGTTCCCGACAGTCAACTTCTTCTTCCAGGACTGGAAAGAGGGTGAAATCTGGAACACTGCTGGGACGAAGCTTCTTCGCAAGCAGATAACGATCAAGGGAGAAGATTCTCCCAACGTCAAACAAGGGAAAGCTGCAGTCCGTGCTGGGAAGGAAGTAACAAACAAACAAACAATTCCTGGAGTCTTGACATACGAGGAGTATGAACAACGCAGACGACTCTGGGATGCTGTTCTCCAGTCCATTGGTCTAGACGCCAAATTCTGGGAAGGAGCGGAAGCACTTCTCTTCCCTCCCCAATGGCTGGCTCTCTCAGAACGAAAAGCTAGAGAACTCTCACACGGTCCTCAGCGAAAAGCCAAAGCGATTGGGATCGATCCGGCAGAAGGTGGTGATAAGACCACGATGGCTGCTGTTGACGAAGAGGGTCTGATCGAGTTGGTTTCTAAGAAAACTCCAGACACATCTCTGATCACGGGAGAAGCCCTCGCCTTCATGTACAAACATGGAGTCCAACCTGAAAATGTGATGTTTGACGCAGGTGGTGGTGGTAAGCAACATGCGGACCGATTGAGAAGACAAGGATACGATGTTAAGACCGTTGCGTTTGGAGCAGGAGCAACAGCTAACATGGTTGACTTCATACGAACTCTTGACGAACGAGAGGACGATGTAGAACGTCGTTATGTCTACAAAAATCGGCGATCTGAAATGTACGGGATTCTCAGGAGACTGCTCGATCCCTTCGATGATCTCATCCCAGGAACTTCTTCTTTTGCGATTCCAGCGGAGTACACAGAACTCACGCGTCAATTGGCTCTGATCCCACTACTATACGACGACGAAGGTCGTATGTACATGTTGCCAAAAGGGAATTCAAAGCTGGGAGATAAGTTGAGAGAAAAGGGATTCGGAACTAAGACGCTCACTGAAATCATTGGACACAGTCCTGACGAAGCTGATGCTGTTGTTATCGCTGTGTTCAAGATGATCGAATCCGGACTAGAACGATCCAGAACTGTCGGAGGTGCTTTCTGATGCAAAAAGAACGAACTTGTTTATTCTGCCACGAGATGTTCCTCTCGAAAAGTTCTGGGAATCGTCGATGCTCAAAGTGCGAAAACAAACTCAGATCTTCCAACTCTCTGTCCCGCACAGAAGAGTCAGGAGCACACAGAGCTCTTAATCTACATCCAACAAAAGGTGTTCGCTCATGAACCTAGATACCAACAGCTGGACAATCACAGGCAATGGAGTCCAACAAGCCATGGCTCCTGTGATCAACAGTCAAACATTCCAGGATATGATCTACAACGCATCTCTCACTCGGTCCGAGTTCCTCAGGAAATTTCTAGACCCAAGACGAGACATTGCTAAAGAGTGTGGATATCCAGACACAGAGGATATCAAGATAGAAGACTATGCTGATCTCTTTGATCGCAATCCAATTGCAAATCGTGTAGTCAATCTGTTGCCGAGTGAGTCCTGGACTGAAGTTCCGTCTGTGTACGAGTCCGAAGACCCTGAAGATGTCACGGAGTTTGAGGAAGCGTGGGACGCTTTGAGTACCCAATTGTTCGGAGAGAGTTGGTACGAAGACGAAGAAGAGTCTGAAATCTGGTCCGTTCTCTACGAGGCTGATATCCTCTCAGGAGTCGGACGATACGGAGTTATCTTCTTTGGTCTTAACGATAAGACTCCGCTGGAACAACCAGTGGAAGGGTTCGAGGAATACAAGAAGGGAAAGACTTCTCCAACGAAAAGAACCCTGAACTTCATTCGGGTGTTTGACGAAATCGATGCACAGGTTGCTTCAGTTGTCTCAGATGAAAATGATCCTCGATATGGTCAACCTCTGTTCTACAACATCAATTTCAATTCCAGTCGATCTCAAGAGATAGGCTTCATGCCTTCTCAAGGAGGTACAAAGACTGTCCACTACACAAGAGTGTTGCACATCTGTGACACGCTCTCACGAAGAGTGTTAGCGATTCCTCGATTACGACCAGTCTTGAATCCTACGATGGACCTGATCAAGCTCTATGGTGGTTCTGCTGAAATGTACTGGCAAGGAGCCTTTCCTGGAATCTCAATCGAAACCAACCCACAACTAGGACCACGAGTTCAGATCGACAAAGTTGACATGCGAAATCAGATGGAGAACTACATGAACGGTCTCCAGAGATATCTCGCTCTTTCAGGACTTCAGGCGAAAACTCTGTCTCCAACAGTTGTCGATCCAACAGCTCAGATCAAAATCCATCTTGAAGCAATAGCAATCAAGCTGGAATGTCCGATGAGAATCTTCATGGGTTCTGAACGAGGCGAGCTTGCCTCTGGACAAGATCAGGGTTCTTGGGACATGAAAACAAAGAGGAGGAGAAAACGCTACATCATTCCGCGTCTTATTGTACCTTTCGTAAACACATTGATCAAGTATGGTGTTCTTCCAGAACCAGAGAATTTCCATGTTGAATATCCGAGCGACGAGCCAGGTCTCACTGAAACTGAAAAGACCACCAACGCAAAGGGTCGGATCGAGACTGTTACAGCGTATCTCAGTGGTGGGGTCGAAAAGATCATGACACCTATTGACTTTCTCACAGAAGAACTTGGGTATGAGCACGAAAAAGCTGTTCAGATGTTGGACGCTGCCAACAAAGAACAGGAGAAGGCTCAGGAGAAGGCTCAGGAGGAGCAGGCAGCTCTCGCAGAGCAGCAGGCGGTAAAAGCTCCGCCCACAGTTCCGGGAGACGGCAGTGGTCCTCCTGCGGCTCCTGGGAAGGTCTCTGGTGGGACTCCTGTTGAAAACCAGTACAACCCAAATCAACCTCGTGACTCTCACGGAAAATGGGGTGGAGGCGGTGGAGGTTCTATCAAGTCTGGTGGAAAACAAGAAACACTGTTCGAGGTTTCAAAGAACTCCGAGACAAAGCAGTGGGTAGGAAAAGATGGGAAACCAGCTCCAGAACACATCCAAAAGATCGGAGTTCCACCAGCTTGGAAGGATGTGTACGTAAATCCCGATCCTGATGGGACCGTTATGGCTCGCGGAATCGATGCGAAAGGACGTGTCCAGACGAAATACTCTGACAACCACACAGCTCAAGCTTCCCAGAAGAAATTCGCTAGGACCACTGAACTACGTGAAAAGCGTGCTGGCATCTTTAAAGAGTTGGAGCAAGATGCAAAGAAACCAGAACTACGAGACCAGGCAGATTGCTTGAAAGTTGTGATGCAAACTGGAATGCGTCCAGGAGGAGGGTCAGATACCAAAGCAGACTACGAGTCGTTCGGTGCTACAACTCTTCAGGGACGACATGTAATCGCGAACACGGATGGGACAGCAACTCTTCGCCTTGTAACCGGGAAAAACAAAGGAAGAGAGGTTGAGTTTCCGATCAAGGATAAAGCAACAGCTGAAATGTTGTTAGCCAGAGCTTCAGAAAAGGGAGCGGACAAGCCTCTGTTCAATGTTTCCGCCACGAAGCTCAGAGACTATTCCAGGAGCAAAGATGGTGGAGGCTTCAAGACGAAGGACCACCGGACAGCTCTCGGAACTGAAACAGCAATAGCAAAAATCAAAGAACTAGAACCACCGAAAACAAAGAAAGAGTTCAAGACGAAAACAAAAGAAGTGGCAACTGCTGTCTCCGATGTTCTCGGCAACACACCTGCTGTTGCCATGAGTTCGTACATTGATCCTGTTGTGTTTTCCGCTTGGAATCAAGAAGGACTGAAATAATGAGTCACCCAGTTTATGATCTACCAGCAGATGTTTCGTGGGAAGAGAGTTTGGATTGGAGAAAAGAGAAAGATCCAGACCTGGAGAACGAAGTCACAGACGATGAACTTGATGACGACGTTGAAAACCTCCCAACCCCAGGCTACGTGATCCAAGCTCTTGGATTCGATCCAAAGGAATGGGACTAAGTGTGTTTGAAATCTGTACTCACTGAGAATTGTTCTCGTGTCTCTTATTCTTTGGAGAACTCTAATGTACACCGAAACTGATATCGTAGAACTGCTTGATCTGGTAGACATTGTTGACAACGGAGGACCAGGTAGTGGTCCGAGAAAAGGTGGGGGCGGAGGAGGAAAAGGGAAATCTCCAACTCCTGTTGTTTTCCATGGAGCACTTTCTGAGGTCTCAGAGCTCATAGATCGAGAGGGACTGAAAGGGAGTAACACAGCAGGAATCCAAGAACCTGTTTTTGCTGCAACAGACTATGGCACAGCACTGGAATATGCGATCAGTCGAGCTGGGAGATCTGATTATGCTGTGGTTTATCATGTCGCCGAGTCTGGAGTACCCAGTGATCGACGAGAAGGGTACAGAGAACTTGGGTCCACAGTTTCACCAGACAAACTCGTCAAGAAGGATGTCATCGACTTGTACAAAATGTACAAAGCGAATCAATTGAAAGGTGATAAGAGGAAGTTGACAAGAGAAGATATTGAACACGCTCTTGTAGATAACTCAAACATGACCTACACTGTTGTGTTTATTGATATTCCGAAAACAGTTTTGAACGGAGGACCAGGATCAGGACCTCTCAAAGGACAAGGAAGGAAGAAAAGTGGTGGAGGAGGTGGGAAGAGTGGAGGGACTGCAAATGTTTCTACCACATTAGCAAATTCTAGTTACACAAACTTTGAAGCAGCACCCGATAAACCGAAATTTCTCCAAGAACACCTGACAGACTTTTCTGTTGCTCTTGGTATGAAAACCAAGGTGGATATCCTGAGTGATCAGGAATTCAACTCGAACATTGCTAAAGACGCCAAAGCATTTGGGGTCCATCCATCGACGATTGAAGCAGCATACACTCCAGGTCTAGACAGAGCAACATTCAGAGCATCTAAGGTTGTTGGGATCGAGTCTGAAAATGATCTCAGACTCTTCCTTAATCGAGGATACCATGAACTTGGACATGCATACGACGCAAAGGTCTTGGGCACTACATTTAAAGGTTACAGTTCACAACAGGACTACCACCAAGGAAGAGCCGAAGATTTCGCCAACACTTTTGCTGCAAGAGCCCTCCTTGCCAGAAAGAAAGAGTTGGGAGCCAAACTAATACCCAAAGAGCTGAAAACAACTAGCAGTGAACAGTTCATCAAAGACACAACAAAGATCGTGTTCACCACAACCACAAACGCTGGTCAAGGCTGGAGAACCATGTATGGGGGTGCAAAAGTCCACATTGGTGCTGATGGGAGTGTGAGAGGAGGAGGTCCCAACGGTCTAGTTGTTAGAGGAGGAAGTGGTGGAAAGTCTAACGATAAAGAACCAGAAACAAAGAAAGTGACTACAACTTCTGGAAAAGAACAATTGAAAGAAGCAGGATTCAACAATCTATTAGACGATTCTGTAAAAGAATTTGAAAATCGCATGGCTCCTGCTCTGCTCAAACTCAAAGAAGAATATCCCGGGATTGAAAAAGAGCTTGGGTCTATACAGTTCGGAGAATTAGGGAGTGATGTACCATTCACAGTCCGATATGATGGCCTAGACAAACCAGTACTGTTGGTGTCTAGAGGTGTTAAGAAACCAGCCAAATTGGAACGAGAAATTGCCAGTGCTCATAAGGACGGCTGGTTAGCAACAGGAACATTTGAAGGTTTGCTCGATCATGAAATGGCTCATGTGATCGATAAGGCTTCGACTTCTTCTTCTAACAGAAAAATGAACACAACCAGCTATAGGGGCAATGTCTACATCAAACAAAACCCACCAACTGCGAAAGATCTTTCTGGGTACGGTTCTGATAAGTCTGATCCTCACTACAAACAAGAAGCATTTGCTGAAGCTTTTGCAGCTTCTCGGCACAATAAGAAACCCACAGCCTGGCAACAAGGATTCAATAAAGCTCTCACTGAAGATGTGAAATCGATACCAGTAGCATCTACTCCTTCTTCTAAGAAGACCTCTACACCTCTCCCAACATCAAGACTTGATTCTTCTCAGATCAAAACCAAGTATGGTTCTCAGGCTGCAAGGATCTATGAACAGTTCCAACAAGCAAAAGGAAAGAAAGACAAGAAAGCAGCAGCAAGACAAGCCAAGTTCTTTGAAAAAGTAACAGGACAAAAGTTGGACTGACCAGATCCATCAACGATAAGGAATCGTAACTCATGGCTGTTAAACGTCCCCGAGTTGATCCCAAAAAGATCGACCCCAGCCAAACGGGAAATATACGGCGGAAGTTCGAGCGGGAGTTTACGCGACGCTTCAGGGTCCTCAAACAGAGGATAAAGAAGCTCATTGCCTTAGACGACACGTTCGGACTCAGCCCGAAAAGTCCTGGAACCGTACCTCAGTTGCTGGTCAGGAACAAGAGAGAGTTTGTCTCTGTCCAAGCTAACGTCAGCGACCCTGAAGTCTTAGGTGCCGTAGAAAGGATTCAGAGAGGAATCGATCCGAACGATCTGCTGAAGCTAGAAGAGAATGTTCACGTCACTGTTCGGTACGGTATCCACACAGAGGCTGACTACGACGACATCCAAGCAACACTACAAGGGAAGCCATCTGCTAAGATCGGGAAGCTCTCTCTGTTCAGGAACGCAAAGTTTGATGTCCTGAAATATGATGTGATCAGTGGTGATCTTAAACAACTCAACACTGAGCTGGGAAGGTTTCCGCATACAGACACACATGCAGAGTATCACCCACACCTGACCATCGCATACCTGAAATCAGCAACAGGATGGAAGTATGTAGAAGGCACAGGAATAGATGGTGCTGACTTAGAGTTCTCTGACTTTGAAATCAGCTTCCCGAACTACAAATCCCGAGTTGTTCCTCTCTCTGTCACTACCAATGCACGGTTCCAGTTCCTGACAACGGAAGAAAAGATCAAGTCATTCCGAACATGGCTTGGTCTACAAATGACCGATCTGTTTATGCTCGGAGACACCGCTGAAAACTTCCCTGACGCCTTCTGGCATCGATACATCCGGGATGGTTATGAGAAAGGAGCAGGAAGAGCATTCGATGACGCTAATGTCCAGAAACGAAAACTCTTTACTGACCTACCTCTTGCTGGGTTCTCAGGCACACGAGAGGAATTCTTACGTGCATCCTTCGCGCATCCAGTGTCTCTTGAGAAGCTCAAGCTCCTCGCAGGTAGGGTCTTCACTGAGCTCCAGGGGATTACTTCGGGGATGGATGTGCTTCTCACACGCACTCTCACAGACGGTCTAGTACAAGGCAAGAGTCCTCACACTTTGGCCCGAGACATTCTCAAAGATGTCGCAGGGATTGAAAAGAAGAGAGCAAAGGTTCTGGCAAGAACCGAAGTCATCAGAGCCCATGCTGAAGGACAACTGGATGTCCTGGGACGTCTTGGAGTAGAGCAGGTCGGGGCAATGGTCGAATGGTCTACAGCCGGCGATGGGCGAGTGTGTCCGAAATGTAGGCCACTGGATGGTATCGTCCTGACTCTCAGGGAAGCACGTGGACTACTCCCACGTCATCCTAACTGTTTTGTTAGTGGTAGGGTTGCTGTTTACACAGCGGATGGTTGGACACCAATTGCTAAGATTTGTGTTGGAGACTTAGTCCTAACACATAAAGGCAGATTTAGAAAAGTTAACCAACTCCACAAAAACTGGGCGGAAGAAGCTCATGTGGTTGAATTTAGAACAGGTTGGGGTGGCACACAGAATCAAATTTGTTGTACAGATTCTCATCCAATAATGGTGAATGGTGAGTGGCTTCCAGCCAATGAAATACAAGTTGGAGACCAAGTTCGTTGGTTGACTAGCTGTTGTCATGGTTGTGGTTCAGCAATTCCGTACGGAGCGAAATATTGTGGAGTATCTTGTCAGTGGGAAAATCAAGAACATCGACAAGACATGTCCGAAAAAATTTCTAAGAAGATGCGAGAGCAGTATGCCACTGGAGAACGTGATGGTAAGTGTATTATCAAGAAAGCTCATGAAAGGATTCAGACGTTAATTTCTCAAGGTAGTTTCGATGCAGCAGGAGCTAGTTGGGGTGCTCTAAAGGGAGATAACAATCCTGCTAAACAACCAGAATCTCGTGTTAAGATTTCTGAGAGTAAGATGGGAGATAAGAATCCAACACGTATGTACCCAGAACTTGGTAAGAAACTAGGAAAACAACTCCAACAATTTCTTAAAGACAATCCTCATAAGCACGCAAATCACATTTGTGCTCAGAAAGGACATCGAACTAAGATTGAAAAACTGATGGAAGAGGCGTTTAGAGAACAAGGACTTCTCCCAGAATTTCAGTTTCACATAGAAGGGTTGTGGGCAGACTTTGCGTTCATCGAACAAAAACTTGTTGTCGAATGTGATGGCGAGTACTGGCATCAAGATCAAGAAAAGGAACAACAAAGAGACGATAGATTGAAAGAAGCAGGTTGGGATGTTGTCCATCTTAAGGAAAAAGAAATTCTTGATCACCCAAACGCTCTTGCTACTCGGATCAAACGTCTTCTGAAGAATCATGATGGTTTGTACAATTTTGCTGATTTCTCAGTGACTGAAGTTTTTCATAGAGATACTCGAAAAGTTACTTTGTACAATCTTTCTGTAGAAGAAGATGAATCTTTTATTGTCAAGGGTTGTGTAGTTCATAACTGCCGATGTGTTTGGGAGCCTGCAAATGTCGGAGAGCCACCAACACGAACAACAGCACTGAAGGAAGAGGTAGTCCAGAAACGTTCTAAGAGAGATGTAGAACAAGCACTGGACCGCTCGATCCGAGCTGAAATCCCAAAGGGTTCTAAGAGAACTCTCGCTCAGCAAAAGGAGCAAACAAAGTGGGTCGGAGCAGACGCCGACATAGATAAGACACGACCGAAATCTATACTCGACGGTCCTATTGGAAATGTGAAAGATACAGTTGAAGAACATATCATCGAGTTTGGTAGAGTCACAGACGTACCATCCCCAAAAACAAAGAAGCTCTTAGAACCGACAGATGTTAAATCTCTAGTGACAGGAAAAAGAGCCAAGTGTGTCGTGTACTATGTTAAAGGGAAAAGCCTGCCGATCTCTCATGGTTCAGGTACATACTATGGATTGTTGAGAGAAACTGTTGAACATCTTGGTGTAGTAGAAGATGTTGAATCGAAACTGATCACACTCAAGAACCCGATCGTTGTTGGAGACTTATTCCAGCTTACACGATTGAAAATGCAGATAGAATTCGACACAGAGAAGGACTTAGGAGGACAGGCAAATCTTTACGAAGACCCTTTACATGGTGATCAGAATGACATCTTGAGAGACTGGATGCTGAAAACCAGACATGATGCCTTAGTCCTCACGTACAAAGAAGCTGCAGGAGGACAGCAAGTTGTCGTGTTCTCTAAGAAGGACAGACAACGAAAAGCTGAGAAGAAAGTAAACAAATCGTGGTATCAGTTAAGGAGCGACGACTGATGGCGAGGAAGCCGGGTGAGTACACAAGACAACAAGCAGCAATTCTTGGAGTATTAAAAGACGGAGCGACCCATTCAAGGCAAGAGTTGTTAGATGCTTGTCTTGATGACATGATGAGTGTTCGAACATTGAACGTTGCCATCACACGAGTCCGAAAACTCTTAAGACCAAAGGGACAAGACATTGTCTGTGTTCTCAACAACAAACGGATCAACTATCGATGGGTTCGTCTCCTAAATCATACAGAGTAGGGGAATGGACTACATTTTCTTCGAAAGGACTTACGGTGTTTCCATGCTCGACCTATCGTTAGAGCATGGAAACACTCTCTGTCAACCTCGCTGGTAAGACTCGGACCGAAACTCTCCATGGTCGAGAGTATCTCGTTGTTCCTATGTCTTTGATCGTTCCTGGAGTACTCAATGGATCGAAAGGTCCATTGTTTTATCCCGAGGATGAGATCAAGAAAAATCCAGACAACTGGAATGGGATGCCAATCGTAGTGGATCATCCCACTCGTAATGGTCAGCCAGTTAGTGCTAGATCTCCAGAAGTGCTTGAGCAGTCCCAAGTGGGCACAGTGTTCAATGCCTCTGTCAATGGTAAACTCACAGCTGAGGGCTGGTTCGACGTAGAACGAACTGAAACTGTCGATTCTCGTATCCTGAACAAGCTCAAACGAGAAGAACCAGTTGAACTCAGTACTGGTTTGTTCACTACGAATCTTCCTGCTGAGCCAAATGCTGTTTTCAACAACACAACGTACACAAGCATCGCAACCAACTATCGACCAGACCATCTTGCAGTGTTCGTTGACAAGGTCGGAGCGTGTTCTTTGAACGACGGTTGCGGAGTCCTGGTAAATGCTGATCAGGAATTCAAGCGATCCGCTGACGGCAAATTCTCCAACTCAGATGGTGGAGAGAAATCCGCATCAGGTGTGACAGCTGGTGACACAAAAGCCTTTAATGAGACTCTCTCTAAACTGAAAAATGGTGATTCAATCACTCTGACAGTCAAGGGAGCTACTCACAAAGGAAAAGTTCTATCGATCACTGGGACAACAAACAAAAAGTTGATGTTCTCTAGCGACAAGGACAACTTAAAACGCACCATCAGGTCTTCAGACGTAGGTCCTCAGAAAGTCAGCCTCACTGCAAATCAGGAATCTTTGATGGCGAACTCTTTTGCGTTCACTCCCTCAGAAGATCCTCTGACCTGGGACCTCCCTATCGACAGTCCAGAATCGATCAGAGAATCGATCCTTGCTTTGAATTCCTCTGAAATCCCAGAGGAAGAGCTTCCAGAAGTTAAACGACGGATCACAACGGCATGGAAAACATTCCATCCTCACGTACAAACAGAAGACATTCCTAAGGTCGTTGCCAACCAGCTCTCTCACGGCATTTTGTATGAAAAGTTGTCACGACTCCTGAGGGACGTAGAACCTGTTTCTGGTTCCTTTGGTGACGGTGTTTCTCCTGAAGCATACATCGTAGATGTGTTTGATAAGTACATCATTTACAGAACAGACAAGGGAGAACTCTTTCAACGTTCTTACACAACAGACTTGCGATCTGACCAAGTTGATTTGAAGGACGACAAGAAATCTGTTCAGAAGGTTGAAAAGTACATTGTCGCTAATCAGACCCTCGTTGTTAAGAAACCTACGAGCAAGGACACAAAATCTATGCTTCGCTCATCTGATGCTGCTCTCGTCCTTTCCTCACAAAGACAAGAAGAAGTTTTTGGGCACCTCCTCAATAATGGCGGACCGGTATCAGGTCTACGAAAGGGTGGAGGAAGAGGAGGGATGGGTGGGGGTTCTGCTAAAACCCAAAGAGGACTAGCAATTGGAAGCGACAAGAAAAAGTGGGGCCAAAATGCGGACAAATATCGAGACACAACTGCCCAGATCACTGGAAAAAACAACATCTCAGTAACCAAAATCAGTTCAATGTCTAATGACAGACAAAGCGGTCAGTACAAGAAAGATAATCGAGGGTACACCGCAGTCCGTTCTGGAGAGAACTCTTTCGTACTGACTGGTGACTACGAAGAACTGGGTTGATCTATCTGTTAAACCACATCGCCTGTCTGGCGATTTATGTTTGTTCCTTTAATAGGAGAGAGCCAGATCATGGCAAAAGAAGACCTGATTGAAAAAATCATCACGAATGGTTGCAGCTGTTTCCAGGTTGGGGACGAAGCAATTCTCAACGAATTCGACGAAGATCGTCTACAAGAGATTGTAGACAACTCAAATTCTCACGACGAAATCGAACTCGTTGCCAACGCAGCCACTACAGGATTCATCGATCCTGTTGGTAATAAGCACATCTTCGTTAACGGAGAATGGTTGAGCGAAATGGTTGAAGTCCCAACAGATAATGGACGTGCCAAGCCAGACGCTCAGACAGCCGACGAATGGTTTGCTTCAGCTCCGCCGGAAGTTCAGCGAGTGGTGCAGAACGCTCTCAAAGCTGAAAGAGAGGAGAAAGAGTCGCTGGTCGAGACTCTCACAGAGAACCTTACCGGAAATGAAAAGGCTCGTCTCACTACCAATCTGTTGGGAGAGCCGATCGAAAAGCTCCGAGACTTGGTGATGCTCATCCCAAGAAAGAGGACAGCACCTCCGACGGGTTCGATGTTCCCACCAGTAGTTCCTGTCGGGAACAAAAAGGAGACAGCAGACGATGATCTTCTTCTGATGCCGACGATCAACTGGGAAGCTCCTCAGTAACAGTCCTTCTGTTGAGAACACAGCTAACAAACACTCATTCATACGAGGAACAGTGAAATGGCGAAGGGAAATTCGATTGTCCTGGCCGAAGAGCCACGAGGGCGATTTGTTGAGGGGACCATCACAGGTACTCCTAAGCCAGGCACGATCATGCAGATCGATGTCAGTGAAGGTCTGAACTACAACGGTCGTCCGACTTACGAAGTGTACACACCTGGTACTGACGGAAATCGGAGAATGATCGCAGTCTTGCTTCCTGACGAACTTCTCGGGAAGACTGCCACCGATGCTTATGCTAACGGCGATCATGGTTTTCTGTACATCCCAGCAGTCGGAGAAGAGCTGAACGTTCTCTTCGGAAATGTTTCTGGTACAGCGGACGATGTTGCTTTTGGCGATCTGATGATTGTTGTCAGCGGTTCCGGCAAGGTCATTCCAACAACCGGATCACCAGAATCAGAACCCTTCCAAGCTCTGGAAGCAATCACCGACCCAACTGCTGACCAGCTCCTACACGTGATCTTCACAGGCTATTAAGTCAACCAGAGGTCTTCACACATCTGCCTATTTCAATCTAAGGAAGTCACAAATGTTCACGCAAGATTTTATTGCGAATGGAGCGGGCCACGGAGAAGTTGGTCAAGCTCTCGGTCAAATGAATTTTGACCCCGGCTACATGCGTCCATACATCGGGAATGATGACGAACGATATGTTGTCATCAACGAGCACACGGGTTCTCCCCAGAAAGTCCGTATTGCTGACCTGATGAGCAGAGGCATTCACAGTCCTGTCTTCAACGCGACTGCTCTTCGAAAAGATGAATGGGTGTCTCTGGACAACCAGGTCATCAAGGCTGCACGACAGCGTTTGCGAGCCTGGTCAGATCTTGCTGCTGCCAACTCCATGTCGGTTCCAGGGATGTCTAAGACAGTCCTCGAACACGAAACCATGGAAGACGTTGGTGAAGCAGTCGTGGACATGGACGGCTTGAGCGAAGCCCGAAATGATACTCCACGATTCCAGCTGGAAGGGTTGCCTCTCCCGATCACTCATTCTGGCTTCCACTTCGGTTCACGAAAACTCGCCACGTCGCGAAATTCGGGGACACCTCTGGACACGTCGATGGCCGAAATGGCTGGGCGTCGAGTTGCCGAACAGGTCGAAAAGACTCTGATTGGCACAGTTGCTGGTCTCCAGTATGGGAACGCATCTGAGTACGGTCGGTCGCCCAAAATTTACGGATACACCAACTATCCGGATCGAATTGTTGACGACAGCATGACGGCTCCGGACGGCACGAATGGTCCGACAATTCTGAACGAGTGGCTTGGTCTTCGTGAGCTGCTGTACGATGCCAACCACTACGGTCCGTTCATGGCATATGTCAGCAATGACTACGATCAGTATCTGGACGGTCTGTTCTCTACAACAGAACCAAGTGCTGGATCGCTCCGGAAACGTCTGCTTGAAATCGACAACATCTCTGGGATCAAACGACTGGACTATCTCAGTGGTCCGTTCAATGTGATTCTCGTCCAGATGACCTCAGATGTCGCCCGAGCGATTAACGGGATGAACATCACAACGATTCAGTGGGAATCACGTGGTGGGATGCAACTGAACTTCAAAGTCATGTGCATCTGGGTTCCACAGCTCCGCTCCGACTTTGCGGGCAACTGTGGTATCGCTCACGGAAGCACTTCGTAATCTTCCTTCCGTTCCTTTGGGAACGCTCCAGGCCGGACTCAGAAATTCGTCCTCCGTTTCTGAGTCCGGTTCTTGCTTTCTCTCTCTCTCTCTCTTGCTTCCTTCAAGTTTCATGTCTCTTTTCTCAGGAGCAAATCTGTGAAAAATGTTTTTCTGCTGTTGGCCGGGAAGTATCGTTCTAACGGTGTGGTCTACAACAGGGGTGATCGTGTTATCTCTGAAAAAGATCTACTCAAGCACAACCGAGGCGGAAATAAGTTCCAGCTCCTCGGACCAGCCGGAGAAGAGTCTCCATCTTCACAATCTGTGACAGATCAGGCCGAAGAGGATGGCTTTGAAGACATGACAGTTGCAGAGCTACGAGCTCAAGCTGAAGAAGACGATGTCGATCTCGGAACGTCTCATCTCAAGGCAGAAATCATCGCGAAATTGAGAGCTGCCTACGCTGGATAATCTTAACACAAGACGAGGAGCAACCATGCGTCTTTTGTTGTTGGTGGGTTTCTTTATTGTTTGCTGGTCTTCTACTGCGAATGCCCAAATCGTCAAGGTTGTTTCTCAGACTTGCGTCAATGGGTCTTGTGTAAGAGATTATGCAACAGGAACCGTAGTGGCTCAGGAGAACGGACTGTCCTACGTGCTCACAGTTGGTCATGTAGTTCGGACAGCTCAGTATGTTTGGGTCGGAGAGCAACCTGCGAAAATTGCAGGCTATGCTGATCGCAACGGCATTGATCTTGCAATGCTTACTGCTTCAAACATCTCTGTGGTCAGTTCTCTGATGCCAGTCTCGAAGCAGGAACTGTCAACAGGACTATCTGTTTCTGTCACGAAATCCGGAAGTGAGACGTACACTCTCTCTTCAGAAAATCCCGGATGGTTGAGACAGTTAGGACCAGTAGATCGTTCTATGCTTTCCGGCTCACCTGTTCATCACGATCGTACCCAATACGGAGTGGTGTCAGGAATCACCAACGATCACAAGATTCGTTACACACCAGCAACGACAGTGTTTGCGTTCTGCCAACAGTTCTGTGTTCCTTGTCGAAATCAGGCTCCACCGATTATGGGGTCTTTGCATCTTCTCCCTCGAAAACCTCAGGGAGTACCTCCTCCTCCTGACACAGGGAAGGATGTCCCTGATGCTGAAAAGACAACGCGAATACGAAACCTCGAGAGTGATGTCAGAGCTCTCAAATCGCTCCTGAGCGAACTGCAAGCAGCCAAAGTCCTAGTACCCAGTGAGAAGGGTGAACGAGGCTCAGATGGTAAGCAGGGTCCTCCTGGTGAGGCTGGACCACCAGGACCGGCTGGTAGCTTTTCAGGAAGCTTCGAAATCTACACTAAGGATTCTCAGGGGACAGAATCGGTACTCCAGACTGGTGTGGTAAAATCTGGAGCTCCTCTAAGAATTTACATACCACCCAATCGAGTCAAAATCATCTCAGTCGCTCCGGATGGAACTGAGACAGTGATAGCTTCAGAAGTGTTCCGTCCTGATACTCCGATCAAGCTTCGTTTCTACGAGAAGTGGTTACAGAGCCAAGCTCAATCAGGAGAGTGAAATGTCACCGCCCGATGACGGTGTCCTGGATGTAGTGTTAGTCACATGTGAGGAAAAAGTCATGGCTGCTGAAATCGATGCTACGATCCGTTTGTCAATGGATCAACAATTTGCAGGCTCTCAGTCTGCTCTCCAGAACGGGTTTGCTGCTGGTGCTGTTCGCACCAACAACTCAGCGAACTTCGTGACTGAAACGACGCAACTGATGCACCAATCGTCCATGCAATTGGTCGGTGCGAAAGCTGCGGGACAACTGGATCGGGACTCTCTGTCGAAAGGCATTCTGGACGCTCGAAATGCTGCTGGACAACCGAGTAATGGCCCGACGGCAACATAATGTTCGATCCTTCAGAGGTCTTACTGGAAGAAGAGAAAGCTGCACGACAGCATGATATTGTGTTGCGTGCAGCTCTCGGAGGAACTCTCAATGCCTACCTCTCAGGAATCTACAACCAACGAAGGGATGAGCTCGTTTCCAGGATTAGTGAAGCTGCAAGCAACGGTGGCTCAAGCTCTGACTCTAACATCGGGTCGGATGAGCCTGGCGAACTGGCAAGCAGCACAGAACCAAGCGTGGAAAGATAATGCACAACAGGTGAAAAGTGGGGAGGACGGAATGATTGCTGTCGATTCTCCAATCACTATTCATGTCCATCAGTCCGAAGACCCGAAATCACAAACACAACAATCCTCTGCTGTTCCTTCAAAGATGGGTGTTCTTGGAAAATTGGCAGTCGGTGGTGCTCTAGTTGCTTCCGGAGTGGGAGCCTCTTATGGGATGCCTGTCTTATTAGATGCTCTCAGAGACGGAAAAGAAATCGTCTCTCCAACTGAGACTCCTGCCACTAAGTACATCATGGATTTAGGTTCCCCAGACTGAGATTTGAAATGAGAGCTCTGACTACGCCAGAAAGACAAGCAATCCTAGACCTGGGACACTTCGCTCTTGCTGCATACTTGCCAGACAGAGGGTTCTCCCTCTTGGATGTACAATATAGATTATCAGATTACGAAATCAAGCTCATCACCAAAGGAAATACAACGATCATTGTTGGTGTGCGAGAAGACCGGATGGTGGTGGCTTTTGCTGGCTCGAATGATTTCTGGGATTGGCTTCGAAATCTCCAGTCGCTGTCAGGGCATCCCTATCCCGAACTTGAGAGTCGGACGTTTGTAGGGAAAGGCTTCCACAAAAACATCTACTTGGTCTTGTCTGCTGTGGTAGATGAGATCACCAGCTTTCAAACTAAGTTTCCTGAAGGAACACTCCTCTTAACAGGACATTCTGCGGGAGCAGCAGCAGCAACTCTGTTAGCTGATCACCTGAACCGAATAAACAAAAGATGGAACACACTGGTGACATTCGAGTCACCTCGTGTGTTTTGTCCAGAACTAGCACGTGTCTTTGATCGTTATCGGAAAGAGAGAGGGCATCTGTCTCTCCGAGTAACGTACGGTGTAGACCCTGTTCCTCACCTTCCAGTGGGATTACGATTTCGGCACATTGGAGAGGAAGTCTGGATACCCAAGAACCCTGAAAAGTCTGCTATTGTATCTCCTTCTATCTGGAGAAAGATCTATCAGACCTTTCGTACATTGCGTCTGTTTCGATCCTACCAGGATCACTATATGGAGACCATCTACAACCGTCTTCGCTCTCTCTAACTCCCTGGGCAGGGGATAGCTGCAACCGACAACTCAGGCTCTCTCCAGGGACCAAATGATGACACTTGAAGCAGCACTCTTGACTGCTGTTGTGGCAGAAGCAGGAGCGATAACAGCTCTCTTCACTTACATAAGAATGCAGCAACTCCGAGCAGAAACTCGGGAGGATAGTATCCATGAGCAGTACCGTGCCGAACGTGCCGTCCTCGGCAATCAGCTGGACACAGATAGGAGAGAGTTTACGAGGGTGTTATATCAGCTCGCTAACATCCAACGTCCAGAGACGGAGACAAATGGGACAGACGACTGATCAGTCTAACTTGTTGGTCATAGTAGAGGACAGTGTAACTTTTGCTCTGTTACTCAAAGAACTTCTTTCTGAACTCAATGTGAAAATTGTTGTTCACAAGACACTTTTGTCAGCAGCCCCAGACATACGACATGCTTCCTATGCGATTCTCGATTGGTCTCTAGGAGACGGAGTAACTCCTGCTCAGTCAGGTGTGCTGGAACTCCTGAGTAACCAGAACACTCCGTTTGTTGTGTTAACAGGATCTCCGGAAGCTGTTCCTTCTGGATTAAACGTGATTGACAAGCAGTTCGTGCATGAGGAACTCCTTCCTATGGTCAAGGGTTGGATCAGAGATAGGGTTGTGCTTACTACATGAATTGATCGTCTAGTCCTTAACAACAACAGAGCATTATGTCTGTAATTGGAATATCACAACTTGAAGCAAATACTTCGCCGGCAACGGACGATGTGCTCTTGTTAACTGATGTGAATGTGAATAACAGAGGCACAGATGGTGTCATTGACTCAGGGAGTCTAGACACGCTTTCCAGTGCTTCTACTCCTTTCACAGCAGATGATGACGGAACGATCATCCTCATTGAAGGAGCGGGAGTCGCTGGAGACGATCTTCATGCAGTTGTTACTTATGTTGATACTGATGAGTTGACACTTGATCCTCCTGCGACCATTGCAGTCACAGGAGCAAACTTTAGATTCCCAGTGAGTGTCAAACTCACTGTGGCATCTTTGTTAGGTTCAGCTGTGAACTATGCACAAGTCGCTCCTGCTGATACCTGGGGTCCCTTTGTTAATCCCTACAAAAGACCCGTGACTGTTAAAGTCTATGACACTAATGGTGATGAACAATGGTGTCAGGTCCAGTTCGATAGCACGTTTGAAAACGTGACCATACTTGGATCGCCTGCTTTTGCAGGAACCGTGTGGCTTCTCCCATAAGGAACTAGAAAGATGACTGCCCCCACTCTCCCTCAAGTTCGCGGCACACTCCCCTTTGGTGGCAACATCATCAGTGGTTTGGGTGCTCCTACAGCAGATAATGATGCAGTGCGTCGAGTCTATGTAACGGACAACTTCCAACCGCTCGATGCTGAACTAACAGCATTGGCGGGACTTACGAGTGTCGCTGATGCTTTGCCCTATTTCACAGGATCAGGAACGGCAGCTGTTACGACTTTGTCGGCGTACGCTCGCACGTTCTTGGACGATGCAGATGAGGCTACTCTTAAAGCGACGCTGAATCTGGAGTCTGGTGTAGACGTACAGACATACAATGCCAACCTGTCTGCAATTGCTGCTCTGGCTGTCACGGACGGAAATATCATTGTTGGCAACGGTTCTGCTTGGGTGGCAGAATCGGGTGCTACAGCACGGACAAGTCTGGGAGTCGGAACAGGCAACTCGCCTCAGTTCACAGGACTTGAAATCGGTCATGCTACTGACACAACGATCACTCGCACGGGAGCGGGAGATATTGCCGTTGAAGGAAATGTTATCTATCGTGCTGGTGGTACCGATGTTCCTGTCACGGACGGTGGTACAGGTGCAAGCACTGCTAGTGATGCCCGTGATAATTTGGGTCTCACTATCAACACCGATGTTCAAGCCTACAACACTGAGTTAGCAGCAATTGCAGGCCTCGCAACAACTGACGGTGGTATCATCGTTGGTAATGGTTCTACATTTGTTCTTGAAACTGGTGCAACTGCTCGCACAAGTCTTGGTGTTGGAACAGGCGACTCTCCTACATTTACAGGAGTTACGACGACAGGCAATGCAGCTGTTGGCGGCAGTCTGACGGTCACAGGTACGCTCGTCCATAATGGTCCGAGCGTTTGGGTAGATGCGGAAAACGTATCCATTGCTGCCAACTACACACGATTGAATCGTGGGTATACAACGGATGCTGCCCAGTCTGGTGGTATTGTTGTCAATTACGATCCAACGACAACTCAGACGACGACGACAGGTGCTGGTATCTTTACTGCCGGTGTAGATGGGGTCAGTAATCCAACAGTGACTACTCAGGGATCGGGAACATTCTCTGCTGGTGACCTGGTTCAGATCAGCGGATCGAACAGTAACGACGGATTGTACGAAGTTGCATCGCATTCAGGCACAACTCTAACCATCCGATCTACAGATTCCGGAACAACTGACCGTATCGAAGCGTTCACCAATGATGCCTTCACAGCAGGCACTGATACTGGGGCTACGCTCACCAAAATTGCTGTCAGCGTCGCTCGCTGCGGTACTGATGGTAACTGGGAAGTTGGTAGTGGTAGCACTACTGGAATCACCTTCTACGATCTGGTGACTACTAGCACACTGTCTGTTGCTATCAACGATCTGACGGATGTCGACGTAGACAGTCCTACAACTGGCCAAATCCTCATCTATGATGGTGCAGATTCGTTTGACAATGCGAATGGTGACACTATTGCTATCACTGCCACAGGCGTGAACTACTCAGAAGGATCTGCAACTCTTGCGGGTCATCTAAGTGGTATTGATACTGCCATCAATAGCAAAGCCAGCACGTCTCACGCAACTGACCACGAAGATGGTGGTACAGATGCCATCACAGGTGGAAGTCTGGAACTGAGCACCTCAGTTTCCAATTTCACTCCTGCTGGGACTACTCTTGGCGAGTACATGGAGGCCATTGACGGTGCTCTTAGCACTGCCGGTGCTCCTTACTCAAGCACGTTTGACGCAACGACGTCGTGGGGTGCTGCTTCGGGTGGTATCTACACCATCACAATTACTGCGGGGACGCATGGAAAAGGAACGTCTCCTAAAGAGGTCACCATTTATGAAGATGATGGCACCAATTGGATTCCAGCCCCAGGTGTCATTGCCAAGATCAACAAGACTACTGGAGACATCAGCTTCGAGGTCTCTGAGACTCCTGATGATCGATTTGCAGGTCGGATTGTCATCAGCTAACTCTAAGGAGAGTTGGACAGTCTAGGTCTCTTTCTTGTAATAGGTTCAAAATGTCACGTCCAGGTGAATATACCCATCGGGGAGTAGCCACTAGCTTCGAAGCTCAGGATGTTAAATTCTGGGATTCCGGAGATGATCATGGCGTCACTCTCGTATGTACTTCTGATCTTTCAGCCGATGCCTCACTGGACGTGGCTAGTTTGTTGAAATGGAATTGGGCAAGTGGAACATATTCTTCGACAGAGTATGTCTCCATGCTTCCTGCTTCTGTTACATCCAATGTGGTAGCAGTTATCGGTGGAAAAGGTCTTGGCGGAATTCAGGCGGATGTTGCTGATGGCACATCTACTGGAGGAAACAATCGAGGAAATAGTGCGGTTGATCTCCAGCAGACTCGGACAACTGCAACACAAGTAGCCTCAGGCACTGGTTCAATTATCCCGGGTGGTGCTGATAACACTTGTTCTGGTGCTTACACCATTGCTATCGGAGAAGGAAATACTTCTTCAGGAGCCTATGCCACGACTCTGGGCAGAGATTGCGTAGCTGATGCTGCTTACGGACATGCCAGAGGGTATGAATCGGACACTCACAATCGATACGGTTCTGATGTGTTCGCCTCAGGAAAAATCAGTGCTGTAGGTGATTGCCAAGTAGGCAAGATGATTCTAAGAGGAACGTCCTCTTCAACGACACCTATCACTCTGACAAGTGACAGTCTTACAGCGAGCACTACAAATCAATTGACCCTACAAACGGATTCAGTGGTGAATTTCCAAGGACTTGTTGTTGCCTACAACACCTCATCGAATCAGATTGCTACTTACACAATTGAAGGCACGATCAAAAGACCAGCAGCAGCAGCTGGTACTGTGTTGTTGACATCTACAGTGACTACGCAGTATGAAAATGTCACTGGATTGGATGTTACCCTGACTGCTGACACAACAAATGGTGGGTTACAGGTATCCTTCACAGGACAGGCATCAAACACATATAATGTGGCATGTGTGCTGGGATGGGTGGAAATCCTATGAATCCTTTCACATGGAACACTGATCGACTCAACCATCAGTATCGCATACATGGTAAGTGGATCAACTGGTTGGATCACCTTGGTTGGCGTGCGATCGATGGTGGCTTTCGTGAGGACTCTGGACGGTATGTCGCGAGCCAGATTCCAGGCCTGTATAGCGTCCCGATGCTGGCGACGGGCTCGGTCGAATTCGAGGTCAATCAGCGTTGGGATATCTTCAGCCGATCGCGAATCAATGACGCTCCATGGTCGCTGGAGATCACGCCTGAGAACGTCCGGCCTGTGGCCGCACAACGCGACGACAACCGGCCTGACCAGATCGTCTACCCGAACGCATTCGCCGACGGGATCGACCTGCGTTACACGGTCTGGATTGGCCGTGCTCCGCGAGTGACGCGTGAGGTTGTAATCCGTCGCGAACCACCGGGTGATCATGATATTCGCGAGTCGTGGTTGATGCGTTCGTCGAATGCTCGCGTCTACGTCCGCTCGGTCGATGGTCAAATCCAGCGACCGTGGACTGGTAATGTGACCGACGCGATTCTCGGGCACAGCAACGAGCTGATCATCAGATCGGGCACGTCTCCACTGAACGAGTCACTATTGAGAGGCACGGGCGTCAAAGC